TAATCATTAACGATAGTTTCAGTTTGAGCAAATCCTTTTAAGATACCGCCAATAATGTTCTTTTCATGTGGTTTCATGTTTGATTTCCAATCACTTACGTCTTGTGCCATGGGTACTTCTGTATGTAACCAGTGTGCTTGTTGTTGTTTTAACCAGTAGTCGTATGCCTTAGGGTATTCGAAGGGCTTGTACACAACTCTTTCTTCTAATAAACTCATATATCTTTATATATTACTTAATGTGTTAGACAAAAATGACCTCGATAGATGTTCTTCGAGGTCGTATAATAAATAGAATATATATTATACATTCTACCAAAAAACCTACAACAATTTTTCAACGACTTCTCTTGAGAGGTTAAACCTTGGTCTATCATTTTCATCCTCTAAAAGTTCAGCAGGATCTGCTTTACCATCAAACTCAATATGACCATTATTAGTGTCCATTTTAACGTTATACGTCATGCCGTCTTGACCGTAACGATTTTTCATAACATGAACTCTTCCAGTACCTAGTACTTTATCTTCTTTCTGACGTGATAATGATAAACAAATATCTGCTACCATCATTTTATCATAAGATCCAGCTGCTTTGTCTCCTTCTATTACTGAATCTTTAGCTCCCATTCTGTTTACTTGAGAAGGTGTTAGAATAGGTATCTTTAAGTCTTTAGCTAAACCTTTAGTAGCTATAAATACATCATCTATCTCGTCTTTCCTTTCAAAAGATTTACCTCTTGATGGAGCCCTTAAATAATCAACATAATCTATAATAACGAGATCAGGTTTATGATCCATATCCATACATTTCTGGATATGAGATTTAACAGTATTAACAGTTGCTCCTTTAGGAGGGTATTCTTTTACTATAAGTTTACCTTTAAGACTATCTACGTACGTTTGTACTTCTTTACGGTGTTTATTAACCTCATCAATAGAGTATCCTGTAAAGTAGCAATCAAATCGTTTACCCACATAGTCCTCTCCGAGCTCGAGCGTATAGTAATTAACTTTATAACCAAGGTTAACAGCATGAGCAGCAATAGCAACCATAGTCCAACTCTTACCACCTCCAGGATTACCAAAAACAATAGCAAGGTCACCAGGCCCGAAGCCACCTTGAATACCGTCATTAAGTATAGGCTAAGGACTAGGAATAGTAGGACGGTAGTCAGTCCTATACCGAGTCTCAACATCTTTATTATATTCATGTCCAATATTTTTATCCATACCAGCCTTCATAGCTTTCTCTACTTGGTCTCTTATACCGTCGAAGTCACCTTCTTTAAGTAGATCGGCTGAGTTAAGTATAGCGTTTTTCATTTCTTGATTCTTACAGAAAGTTTGAAACTCTTCCTGTACATATTCTAAATCGTCTTGTGTAGCTTCGTATGAGTTTCTTAACTCCTCTTTAAGTGCAACTTGAAGTACCTCATTTTCTAACTTTTGAAGTTCTACTTTAAGAACATCCATAGTTATGTTAGTATGGTACTTATCAAAATACTCACAAATCTGGTTGATAATCCATTTATGAGAATCAGCATCAAAATAGTGATCATGTAAAACGTCTCTTACGTTAAGTAGAAACTTTTTATCTGTAAGTAAAGATCCTAAAACCTTTAACTGAAATCCTTTCCCGTACTGTTGTAAACTCTTTAATGTCATTTATAACCTTTGTTTAAATATAACTATTTTTTATCTAATAGCCAACTGCTTGATTGTATTTTATCTCCTAAACCATCTATTAGTTCAATATCAAACATTCTACATATTTCAGCTTCAGGAATGGTATCGTTGTTTTGATCTCCACCATTTGCAAAAGCTAGTTTCATTGCTCCTAAAAACTTATCAACCATACATTTTAAGGTAGCATTTTGAGTAGAATCTTTATCTATCGAAATCCAAGCCATATCTACTACTGATAATGCTCTAATAATACGTATTCTTTCTTCTTGGTCTTGAAAGAACTGTGATCCTTTCATTTCCCTTTGTTTGTCATTATTTACTATTACAATAAGTATATCACCTACTTCTTTAGCTTTTTCAAATAAATCTAAATGTCCTTTATGTAATGGATTAAAATACCCGCTAACTATTATTGCTTTTTTCATAACTTTTTGCTATTAATCTTCTAAATTTAGTTGTACTCCAACCATGAGAACGGTCAAAGTAGTGTACTGGTATCTTTAAATCATCACCAGTAAAAGGTTTATTTTTATAATCATCTCCTAAAAACCTTATATCAAACTCACCCATCTTTAATAAATCATACAACTGTTCTTCATAGGTATATCTAATAACATCATCAACATATTTTAAAGATAGTAACATTTCTTTTCTATCTACAGCAGAAAGTACTGGCTTATGTTTGTTGGCTCTTTCTAAAGAAGGATCAGTATGAAGTAACACAATCAAACAATCACAATGTTCTTTTGTTTCTTTAAACATTTTGATATATCCTGGATGAAGTATATCAAAGTTTCCTGCTATAACTCCTTTTAACATAACTCGCATTCAGGCATATACATAGCCCATAAAATAAGAAATATAATACCTACTATTGTAAGAATAATCTTAACAGTTCTACTTTGTTTTGATCTCCATTTAGATATCTTTTCACTTCTTTCTTTAACCTTCATTTTCTTGGCTAACCAATCTTCGTATCTACCTACCCAATCAAACGGTGGCATTTTTAATAAACAGAGAATAAGTACTAACCACATCTCTGATTCTCCTGCGAGTATTAAATATATAGTTGGAACGATAACTATCCACCCCAACCATTTTTTTATAAAGTTTCTTAACTTATTCATATTTCCAAAAAACTTGTAAAATTATTATCATCGTTGCTAGTACTAATATAGTACCAGTTTTGATATTTATACCTTCCTTCATAAAGACTAAAGTTAAGATATAAAAACTAAATATACCAGTAGCAAAAGCTACTATTCTAGCAGGCCATAACTGCCCGTTAAAGTACTCTACTATATAAGTAGTACCATAAATGTAAGATGCACCTACTGGTATTCCCATAAGTCCAGAAACTAATATAGGGTGATCTTTAACCCACGTGTTAATAAACTGACCATTAGTTTGAAACCAAGCAAGTGATTGAGCAACTAAAAATAAAGCTAATCCTATTATTAATGATCTATGACTCATTATACTTTTGTTAAGTCTCTAAATGTTTCTAACCATCCTTCGGTATTTTTAGTAATACCTTCAATCTTGTCCTGTTCTAGTAAACGTAAAAAGGCTCCTGCCTGCAAATCAGGGGTAGGTTGTTTAAGTACATCATTTACATATTGTTTTTCATCATCATCTAAAGAAGTATTATGTAAATCCATTAACTCAAAGTTAGTTAATACTCTATCCCAGTTATGTATTATTTTTGCAAATATTTTTTTACCTTCAAGCTTTTCTTCAGCTACTTTAAAAATATAATCTAAGTTAGTTTTTTCAGTTAATAGTTTAGGAAACTCCGCTACTACTGTTTTTATTCCTAATCCTTTTACTCCTTGAAGATTATCTGAGTTATCACCTAATAATGATTTAACTAAGTTGTAGTTCTCTGGTAATACCTTAAGTTCTTCGAATATATTATCTTTCGTAAAGGTTTTCTTTTTAACAGGAGCATATACTTCAACAGTATCATCCACTAGCTGTAAAAAATCTTTATCAGATGATATAATAGTACATTTCTTAACATTAGATACAGAAGCTTTTTTAGCTATCCAAGCCATTATATCATCAGCTTCTAACTTTTCAAGTACTATCTGATGTATGGGTAGGCATTCTAAGTAATCTTGAGTTCTAAATAACTGCCCTACTAATGCTTCTGTTTCTTCTTCTTTAGTATCGTATAATCCCCAATGTGTTATTCTAGAGTTAGCACGTTGTGCTTTATAGTTTGGATCAATATTCTGCCTATTACCAGAGCCTCCTTTACCGTCCCATACTACTATAACTCTAGTAGGATCAAATATACGAGTAACATAACCCAAAGAGCGAAGGAACCCAACGAAGCCTCCTACGTGGGTGCCTGTTGGATTCATCGCTTTCAGGAGCGAAAACGATCTAATCAACGTATTCATTCCGTCAATCAACATTATATGATCGTTCAACGCACGGGGTGGGGTCTGCTTTAAGTTCTTGAGAATATCGTCGTATGCCATTAATCTAGAAGATTTGGAGTAATCACATCTTCTTCTAAGTCTCCTTCTTCTATAAGATCAAAATCTAGACTACCAACAAGTTTTAACCAATGTTCTTTATGAGCATCTTTGTACTTATCGATCTCTCTTTTATCGTCAGGTATAAATCCGTGTTGAGTCATAACTACTCTACCTCTAGATTGTACTCCTCCAATATGATTCTTTTCTATCTGAACGTTAGTACGTTTAGCAAACTCTACTTGCATACCGTTCTTGATAGCCTTAATCTTAGAGGTACCTGGGTTAGTAATATTACCGAAAGTAACTACTAAAGTAGCATCATACCACATAGACATACCTCCTTTATTCTGTAGCTTAGCCATTCCCATAGG